ATGGACGATCCATTTACGATATGGGCAGACGATCTTGTACCTGGAATGTCAGCCAGGACTATCGTAAAAGATGAGCAGCGCGTCATCGAATTTGATTTGATGGGACATGCAAAGGCTATTGTTGGCGTTGGGATACACAGTAATGGCAAAAAATGGGCTACAATCTACGAACATGAAGCTGAGAATGATTTGCAAGAAATGGTCCTATTACAATCAATCTTCTATCACTACAAAGTACATGGCTTTGATTGCGGATATTCGTTTGCTGGTACGACAAAACTAAAAGGTATTCTGTATCGCATTGGAATAAAGGAAAGAGAGGAATACAAAAGTGTTTATGATTTGGAAAAAAATAAAACTACTGTTTAAGCCAGAAGATTCTTTTTCTGACACCAAAGACGTATTTCAGAGCAAACTGTTTAATCGTCATATTTATTTTGTTCAGTGGTTTGACTACAAAGGTCGCATGCGGAGAATTTATTGTCAAAACCGTCGAGCCGCCCGGTTAGTAAAGAAGTCTCATAAACGACATCATGCAGAAATTATAGAAATCGTGCTGGACAGGGGCTATATCTTAAGCGAGAGGATTGTGTATTAAAAATGGATAACAATAAAGATTTTGCTGATAAAATACAGTATTTTGCAGCGGGTGTTTTAGTAATCTTGTCGACATTGGTGTTCACGGTGCTGGGCGCGGCTGCTGTTAAATTATTAATTTGGATTATTGGCTTATACATACTGATTTGGATAATATTTGTACTGTTTATTCTTATTCTTGTAGCTATCTCAGAACACGAAATAGCTAAGCAAGATGAAGAGTGGCTAAAAGAAGAGGAAAAGAAATGGAAAAAGAAGTAAAACCTTACTACGAAGATGACTATCAGTCATTAGACGAGATGAGCACTATCGATCTTCTAGAAATGAAGGACAGCGCTCTAGAAGAATTAAATGAGCGAGAACATATTATTCATCGAATTAATCAAATCTTAGACAGTCGAATCGAAGGCGAGCGACCTAAGTTGGCTAAGGAGTAAAGAAATGAAAGAATTTAGTATTCCAGTAAAAATAACTTTAGATTGTTGTTTATCAGTGAAAGCTAATAATCAAGACGAGGCTTACGAAGTCGCTGATGACACTATGTACTGGGCATACCAAAATGGCGCACCAGAGCAACATAAAGACTTATCTATCCTAGACTGTGAGATAGCAGTGGATGGTGAAGATATAGATTTAGACGAGTGGAGAGTCCCGTCAGATACAAATGAAAGCTAAATGTACCCTACGGGGGTAAGGAGGAAACAATGTCAGGAACCAAGCAGGGTGTTTTAAAAGCCGCTCAGAAAAACTTAGCAAGCAATCCTAACTTCTACGCGGAAATCGGACGAAAGGGCGGTTCTGCTACATTCGAAAGCCATGGAACTTGTAAAGGATTTGCACAAGATATTGAATGCGATTGCGACTTAATCGACGGTCCTCACTTTGTAAAAAAGTGTGCGGGTAAAAAAGGTGGTCGTATAAGCAAACGAAAATAAACGGGTACGAATTGTACCCAGTAGAACATTAACAATTCAACCGCAGAACTGGCAGCATGATCTGAGGAATAAAGCTGGGTTCCCGAACGGGAGTAAGCCGAAAGGTGAGAAATCCTTTGCTCTGTGATTGTGCTGTCAACTGGACAGATGACCATTTTGCCCACCCAGGTCGTCTGTTCAACTGGTAGCACCAACGCACCTTTTACTTTCGGCAAGAAAATTGTATGCATATTTTTGCTATTTTATACCCAAAAACAACTATCATTATTTGGTGCTATCAACTGGCAACATCAAACCTTAAAGTAATTAACTCACTTAATGATATACAAATTGGTGTTGTCAACTGGCTATATAAGTGGCTCGAAAGCCTGAAACTAAGCCTTGCGTTGCAGCTCGCGAAGTTCCGCAATTAGAGCTAGAAAAGTAACTGCTGACATTGCAACTTGAGCAGTGAAAGATGTGACTATTCACGTAATGTAGCCCGACGTAACGCATTTACGTCAACAGGGAGTAGTCAAGCAAGAAAAGCCCTCAGCGTGACAAATCATCAGCTCATATAGCCAACCAGTTCTGCGGTTGAGGAAAAGGTATAAAATATGACCCCTAAAATAGAATGGTGTAATTGGGTGTTTGACTATGTAGATATCAATAAATGGATGGTAAAACGCGATTGTTGTGATGATGAAATATTGCTTATTCGCGGTGACAGTAAAAACTGGAAAGCATATCAAGCATCACTAAAATCGTACCGCGTCGGAGGTTATCCTGATGCCGGCTCGATGTGTCCTAATTGCGGCAAATTTGTAAACGGAGTTAATCCGTATGACGATGGTGAAACATGGATAAGAGTCAATTAAATCACTAATTTTGTGGACATAGAGATCGACAAACGTAAGGATGACAAGAATGAATAATCGCAAGAGAGAGCTTATTGAACACTTAGTAAGGTCAATTGACTATACAAAAGAAAGAATATTGTATTGGGAAAGGCTTAGAACGAGAGAAAGCTACGACATTTTTGTACGATTGAACGAAAGCGACAAAGAGAATGAACTAGTCAAAGTCGAATACAAAGACGATATCGTAAAGCGAATTATCGATGACTACAAGCGAAGCTTCAAAGAATATGACAAAGCACTGGACGAGCTGCTGGAGGAGAAATAATGACAGACGAAGATTTAATGGCTCGTATCAAGTTTGTTGTAGACAATCTATCTTTTAGGATTGGCGATTTAACCCTGATGTACGAGCATAAGCAAGTCGATCCAGACGATTTTTACAAAGAGGTTAGTTGCATAAAGAGCGATTCTGTCGAAAGTATTATGGATTTGGTTAGAGAGCATGAGGAGTCGTTGGAGGAGAAATGAAGATAAATAAGATAGTAGAGTTACATCGTGATAACCAGAGATATGTTGAGCGGGTTAATAAACTTTTAGAAAAGCCGAAAGCTCACAGTATTCTTCACTGTCTGGGTGTATATCCTGAAGAGCTACAATACTCTCTGCCTACACCAGTAGATGTGGATTTGATATATAGACTTATCGGGTATGTTGAGGAATGTGAAAGAGCGGCTAAAATCGAAGCTCTCAACCAAGTTTTAGACTATTGTATAAACCACGCTCCAGGCTGTAACCCAAATAAGATGTATGAATATGTTAAAGGCAAGATGAATGACGAAAGATAAGTCATCTATAGAGATAGAAACTAGCCATGCACCTAAGCCTCGTCCGTATATTGTAGACGTTATTCATATGCCATATAGAACTCTCGATAAGAAAGTTCTTACAGTCTACATCATAAAATATTCAGACGGTAGCATTTATCATTTTAAGAAAGAAGAAAGGGAAGGTGTTCAAAATGAATAATGAAGATAAAGACAGTGTGAGATATGCAAAACTATATTGTGCGATAGTAGAGGTCCTAGGGTCTTCTGGGTGCAAAGATTCAGTCGAAGAAGCACTTTCAATTGTGAATTGGGTTAAAAAAGAGATTCTGAAGGATAGGAGCAGAACACTGTTGTGGACAGCGGAGCTTGTTAAAACAGAATACAACAAATCTAAGGACCTCCCGTTTACTCGTATTATCAATCAAATAGCAAAAGAAATGGTTAGCAATGAGCTCAATATTTTACGCGGCGAGGTTTCTGGACTCAAAGAGGAGTTTATCGATGAAGGAAAATGTTGAAAGAGTAATAGACAGTCTTCTTGATGATTATCTGAAAGAGTTTGAAACAGAAAATCCAATTGATGAATCTTTTCTGGAACTTTACAACGACCACAAACCCATCTATGTAAAAGCCCTTGCTGAATCTTTTGATGAGAATGCAGAGAGATTTCTACAGTACTTATACGAGGAAAAGGACAGGATATTAGAGTATAGAGAGTATATGAAAAAAGTTTCACGCAAGGTGAGAATTAAATAAGAAAGAGTTCGTTGAATAATTTTATGTTATAATATAAGTACAGTATGTGAGTTGAGAGAACGCAGCTCTGAAGTTAAACGTTCTTATGTATTTTGAAAATGAGGTGGATATGGATAAAAAGCTAAGAAGACTGAATCCAAGGCAAGAAAAGTTCTGTCGACTCTATGCTAGTGATAGAGAGTTTTTCGGTAATGGTGTTCAAAGTTATATAGAAGCTTATGAACCTGATCGGTCAAAACCTAATTGGTATAATGCCGCACGGACAAGGGCTTCTGAACTCTTGACAAAACGTAACATTCTTAAGAGGATAGACGAGCTGTTCGAAGCTGGAGGATTGAATGATCAGTATGTCGACAAGCAGATGGAGAAACTCATCACACAAGACGCAGACTTCAAAGCTAAAATGGCAGCGATTCGAGAGTATAATAAGCTCAAACAGCGAATAACAGAAAAGAAAGAATTACACGTTAAACTACCAAAGCCGATTCTTGGTGATTTGGTGGAGGGCGAACAGTAATGTTCGTCTTGACCAGCTCAACAAAAAAGCTTGCTAAAATGACAAAGCGTATCCGTGGCGTATGTGGCGGAACTTCTGCGGGTAAGACTATATCTATCCTTCAAATACTTATCAGCAAGGCTCAGAAAGATAAGCAACCGACTTTAACAAGTGTTGTGTCTGAATCATTTCCTCATCTTAAAAGGGGTGCTATGCGTGATTTTAAGAATATTATGCAGGAGCACGGCTATTGGAAAGAATCAGCCTGGAACGCTACAGACTCTATTTATACATTTGAAACAGGCTCAAAGATAGAGTTCTTCAGTGCCGACCAACCAAGCAAAGTGCGTGGTCCACGTCGTGATAGATTATTTATAAACGAGTGTAACAACGTAGCTTATGAATCATTTGACCAATTAGCAGTGCGCACTAGATTAGAGATTTGGTTAGACTGGAACCCAACAAATGAGTTCTGGTTCTATGACTTATTAAATACACGTGATGACGTGGAGATGATTACAGTTACTTATAAAGACAACGAAGGATTACCTGAGTCAATTGTAAAAGACATCGAAGCTCACAAATCAAACAAAAACTGGTGGACTGTTTACGGATTAGGTCAACTAGGTGAAGTTGAGGGCAGGATTTACAAAGGTTGGAAGATTATAGACGAAATACCTCACGAAGCCCGCTTAGAGGGTTATGGATTGGATTTTGGATATTCAAACGACCCTACAGCAGTAGTCGCAGTCTATTATTATAACGGCGGATATGTCTTAGACGAGGTTCTTTACAGAAAAGGTATGAGTAATCAACAAATCGCCTCATTTATGAATAACTTAGATTTTGGTGTGATTGTAGCAGATTCAGCAGAGCCGAAGTCTATCGATGAGCTACAGATGTACGGATTGTCTGTTAGCCCCTCTAAAAAGGGTTCAGGTTCTATCTCTCAAGGGATAAATTACGTACAAGAGCAGAGTATATCAATGACTAAGCGAAGTGTTAATTTGATTAAAGAATATAGAAATTATTTATGGCAGACTGACAAAGATGGCAAGACTATCAATATACCAGAGGGTGGATTCGATCACGCACTAGATGCTGTTAGGTACAAGCTGTCTAGTATTTTAAAGCCAAAATATGAGCAGAAGCCAGTAATTCAAACGTCAGGAGAGTTATCGGCATTATGGAGCTAAGATTCGGCGAGGTAAGAAATAAATACACTACGGAGGGGGTGGAAGTGGAAGAAGTCAGAAAAATAAGAGATTATATGACCGCTCAGAGTATCAGGTCATTTACGATCTCATCAAAGGTATCAACTTTTGCAGAAGTCAGGCAGGAGTTTGAGGATTTAATAAAACAAGCAGAAAATGGAGAGTGTTTAGATATATCCTTAAACGTCAGAATAGACAAGAAAACAGGATTGCCCCAGATGGTTAAAAAAACAATCCTTGATAAAAACTCAAGGTTGTAGACGTTTTTATTCAAATGTGATATTATAGACGAGTAACAAGCTACTGGGAACAAGCCCAGCGTGATGATTACGTAACAGTAATTTTTACGTTGGGGGAAACCAGTGGCTTTTTCTTATATAGACGAATCTAACATCGGCGACGCGTACGATGAAAGTTTGCAGAAGTACAAGGCAGTTCTATCTAGCATTGATGAGCTTGAGCGTATCGCTCTAAATAAACCTAAGCCAAACATACCAGAGGGCTTACCTACAGTTACAGACGGAACTACAGCTAGCTATGTTCAATCACGCCCTAAGAGCGTCATTCAGCAATTGCCGACTGGACTAGTTACTAGTTTAGACAAAGATAAAGACCTAGCAGATATCGCTAACTTGGTCTTGACTGAAGAAATCCTACCAAACGCAAACACTACAGGAAGTGTTATTCAAAAATCCTGGGGAGCTTTAAGCAAGGCTATGACGTACGGTTCTCAGCCAGCTTACTGTTTCTATACACAACACGGAAATTATTTTGGCGCAGACTTCAAACTGCCTTACATCAAGGACGTTATTTTAGAATCTGGAAAAGTCTACGACAAAGATTGTAATGTTATTTTCTTACGAGCTTGGTACCAACCGAGTGATATTAAATATCTAATTTATCGCGAAAAACAATTAAACAAGCACGGCATAAAGAGCGGCTGGAGACTAGATAAACTCACTCAACTAGAGGCGAAAGAGAAAACAGACGAAAGCAAAACACCAGCCGAGCGAGAGAAGAGTCTTGAGACTGGTGGTATACAGATTATATTTGCATTCCAACAGGGAGTAGGAGCTACTTTTTACGGGTATAGCCCAGACAATAACGAGGTGGTCTACTCAACCGTGAATCCAGACCCAAGAGGCATTATTCCAATCCACTTCATATATCACGATATGGACATGTCTAATCCAATCGGTCGTGGTGCAGTCGAACTAGTGGCAGGACTTCAGAACATGCTTGATTCAGAAATGCAGATGTACCAATACGCTCAAGCCTTGGGGCTTAACCCGCCACTAATTAAACGAGGGTCATTTGATACTTCAACTATACGATTCAAAGTAAACGCTATTTGGGACTTAGGCGCAGACCAAAACGCAAGTATCTCACCTGCGAATATCTCAACTAATGCAACAAACAACTTCTCAAACAACTACGGTTTAATTAAGAGTCAAATATTAAACTTGAACAACTCAAACGACACAAGCGTTTCTGCTGAGGTCGGAAATCCTGGGTTCTCAAAGACAGACAGTGGAGTAAAAGCACAGCAGGAGCGCGTTGGCGTTAGTGATAATCATCTTCGCAAGCAATTCGAGGGTTGGTTTGGTGATGTCTGTGAAACTATGCTTAATATTCATTTTGCTTTGTCTGAAGGTGAACAGGAAGTTGACCTCACTCAAGAATACATCAAACGCCGAAAGCTTGAAGACCCTGAGTTTGGCGCAAGTACAGCTGTTGTTGACTACAACAAGAAACTAAAAGGATTCAAGTTCAAAGTTGATGCTTCTACCTCAAAGCTTAAAGATGACGAGCAATCTATGGAGAACCTAAAGGGAATCTTAGAGTTAGCTCAATCTGACCCTGAGTTAGGACAGATTATCCGCAAAGACCAATTATTGAAGCGAATGATTAATAAATCGGGTGTTGACGACCCTGAAGAGCTGGTTATCGACGCAGACCAAAACAATAACGGCATAGCCGACAGTGAGGAGCAGTATGAATAACGATTTGATCCCAAACAGCGGGTTTTCTTTGGATATCCCAGAAGAACGTAAGACTAAAGAATCCAAGGAGAGGATTGCAGCTAAAGAAGATATTAACCTACTAAAAACTCTACTCAATGGAATTGATGAAAAGATCCAACTAGCCCAAAACATCAATCAATTAACAATGAATCCTGAAACTTCTGAGAAATCCCTAAAAGTGCAGATATTAGCTGCTAGGTGGCGCGTGAATGACCTTATAGAACTTAAGTCGTGGATAAAAGCCCAGACAGACAAGGTAAAAGAAAATGACTGAGGACGTTAGAGAAAAGCTAGAACAGCCCTTAGATACCGAATCACTACTGGCTAGTCATGAATTCAGACAGGAGGGCAGGGTTTTGATTTGTGTAGACGATCCAAGCTTAACAGCAGTTTTACCGTTAGGCGTTTATTTGGTTGGAGAGAAAGGAGCGTATCGACTAGAGAAGTTATTCTAGGCGGGTTGTTACCTGTAGAGATAAGACCTTAGTAGTATCTCCGCAGGTAAGAGCTCATCTCCTTGAACTCTCATCTGCGCACCGATGTAAAAGGTCGTAAATAACTAAATAAAGGAGTAAAAAACCGTGGACAATACCACTACAGACGTAAATACAAGCCAGAGTGCGGCAGATGTGTCGTCAACATCACAAAACTCAACCGACAACACTGATGAAAAATCACTGACAGACGGCTTCTGGGGTGATAAGGATTCAGGCGAACAGTCGGAGGGCGAGTCCAAAACAGACGAAACCCAAGAAACAGAGGAGAAATCCGAAGAAAAGCCGGAATATTCAAAAGCAGAGGAGCGTAAAGCTCAACTGAATGACGATATTCGAGGGTTGGTGTCCCGTCGGGAAGAACTAAAGCGAGAAGTAGCTGAATACGAAGGTATCAAACAGTTACAAAGCTCAATTAGTGAAAGCCGAATAACACCAGAACAACTAGAAGCTGCAGGGTTAGACCCACAAGACGCTGCAATTCAAGCCCTTCTATACAATCAGGAGCTTGACCAACAGCAGGCAAAAGTAAACGAAATATCGGCAAATATTGCTGACCTTCAGTACAATATGTCGCTTGATAGAGTAGAACTGCTTAAAGACTATCCTGTATTCGATGAAAATTCACCTGAATACAATGCAGACTTCACAAAAAAAGCAGCTGACATGTACGTGAGTGCCGCAAATCTGCAATTTAACGAAGAGGGTGCGCCAATCTCGGCAGATAAAAAGCTCTATGAGTTTATGACAGACTTGCACGGCATTTACGAAGAAGGTCTGAAAGCTGGCGGTAAGAAGATATCTAGGGCAAAACAATCCGCGGCAGTAATGAATGCTGGCGGAGCGGCTACATCAGGAGAAGTAGACGAAAAACAATTTGTGAATAATTTCTTCGATTAAATCCTTCAATCTAAAAAAACTAACCATAGGAGAAAAATAAAATGGCTATTAACTTGCCACAAGCATATTCAAAAATCCTTGATAAGGGATATACACTTAAATCATTAACAGCACCTGCCTTTAAGGGTAAATATGAAGTTGTTGGTGGTACTACTAAATCATTTAAGGTCTACAGTACAGACGCAGCTTCTCTGTATGACTATTCTACAAATAAGAATGCTAGCGGTCAGGGTGTCGGCTCATTCGGCTACAAGTACTCAGCAGCTGGCAATAAAGAACAAATTATTACGGCTTCTCAGGACAAAGCCTTCTCACAGCAAATCGATAAGGCTGACGCTAAGTTCTCACGCGATGGTTCACTCGATACTAAAGAAGTCATGCGTGCAACTCTAGAAGAGTCTATTTACCCAACAATGGATAAATACAACATTGACGCATTGGCAAAAGCAGCTGAAACTACAGCAGTTAAGACTTTGACCATTACTAAGGCAAATGCTTATGAAACATTTATGACGATGACTACTGCTCAGACAAACGCTAGAGTGCCTCATAAGGGTCGTGTTGCGTTTGTAGCTGCAAGTGCATACTCATTATTGAAGCAGGATGATAACTTCACTCCAGCCAGCGAAATGACTGCTAAGAGCCGTCGTGATGGCAACTACGGTGAGATTGACGGTTGTATGATCATTGAAGTTCCAGATGACTACATGCCAACTAAGACGACTATCGTTTTGACCCACGAAGACGCCGCAGCAGCTCCAAAATACTTGTCTGAATACAAGCAAGGTGAATTTGGTCCAGAAGCTAGCGGTTACTATGTAGCTGGTCGCGTTGTATACGAAGCATTCGTATTCAACAAGAAAAAGGGTGCTATTCAAGTTCTGAAGAATGCCTAGCAATTTGGGGCGGGGAAACTCGCCCCTTCTCCGCGTTTTGCCTCTCCGCGATAAATGAGAGGTCGAAGATTAACAATTTGGAGAGAGACTTAGTAGAGTGTGTTATTGATCGCTCTATGGTGCTATAATGATGGCAAATCATTTAATCTTGTGGGAGAAGATAGATGAATAAAGCCCAAAAAATCATTGCTGGTATAGCAGGTGCTGGTGTATTGTCCGCACTCGTTGCAACAGCACAACCTAGCACTCAACAAAGTGACATACAACCAATAGTACAACCTGTAACATATTCAGACTGTAGAACAGAAGAAATACCGTTTGAAACACAGTATGAGGGTGAGACGGGTCAGTATGGCTACACTGAAGCGGTCAAGCAACAGGGCGTCGTTGGCGTCAGGAAAATATGTAAGCCAAATAAGCCTGGTCACACAGATAAGGTAGATGTGATTACTCGACCAGTGACTCATATCATCGTCCGTACACCTAAACCAGCACCGCAACCTATTCAACAGCAACACTATCGTGTCGGAGCAATATGTCGTGACGGTTGGCGATCATACGCTACTGGAAGAGGAGCATGTTCACATCATGGAGGAGTATCGGAGTGGTTGTATGAGTGAAAAATCAGAAACTAAGCTTGTGTTAGTCATCATATTGATCATAGTGATTATCTCAGTTGCTCTTGTATTTGATATGAAAAGACAGGATGAGATAAGAAAGCTGGAAAATCAATCGTTCACAAACTTGAGCAATGGACTGGCAGACTTTGGCAGTGCTTGGAGTAAACTCACCGATGAAGCTAAAGCTACATATCCTTGCGAGGAGCTGGTAATAGAAGAAAACAAGAGTATGTGCAAAGAGTTTAGAGGATTTGCTATAGAAAGAATACGCAAAGGTAAATAGTCTACATCTTGACAAATTACCTCTGTTGTGCTAGTGTGAGGGTATGAAAAAGGTTATAGTCATTGCCGTCATTTTAACGCTTGTATCAGGCGTTGGCGGTGGAGTATGGCTAAAGACCCGTCTGGACGCTCAGGCGGTCGCTGGAGTGGCTCAGGAGCAACCGAAGAGTAAATATGATGTTGGTCCACCAGATGCGCAAGAAATGCTTGAGTTGGTGAACCAAGAGCGTGCTAAAGTCGGCGTAGCGCCCTTAAAACTAGACGAAAGATTAAATGCTAGTGCACAGGAAAAAGCAGATGATATGCAAAACCGTGGTTATTACGATCACAAATCGCCAGACGGCATTGAAGGTTATTCACTTGTTTTCAAACACATGCCAAGTAAGTGTCGATATGCAAGTGAGAATCTAGCCGAGGTTTCTACTACTGATAGTAAGTTTAGTAGTAGCCGCTTTACTATAGATAATTGGATGCATTCAACCAAGGGGCATCGCGAAGCCATATTAGACGCAAAATATAGTCTGGTGGGGTTTGGTATTTCCAAGCAGGGATATGACCTTATCGTCGTCCAACACTTCTGCCAACCATAAATAACATCTTCTACCAAGTCTCTCTCCTTATAACAAAATAAGGAGATTTTTTATGGGCTATAGAAGTTGGTTACAAAATTATGTAGACAATCACCCAGATCAAAACACAAGGTCTCAAGGACAAGGGTTGCTAAACGTCGTCGGCGATGACATGGGTATCGACCGCAACTTTCTATCTGGCAACGTAGGCAATGGTGGTAATTTTCGTAAAACAGGATTGTTTGGACGCAACACTTGGGTAAAAGGAGGCGATGGAAAGCTATACAAAAACGATGAAATCAGCGGAATTAATGACCGTTTTAAGCAGCTTTATTATGCGGATATGGCTAGAAACAGAGGTGGTGGCGGTGGAGTTCCTGAAGACAATTCTGGCGGCGGAGGTGGCTACTACGGCGGAGGCGGTGGTGGTTTCAACCCATTCGCTGCTCAGGAAGCTAGAAACAAAGCAGACGCTATCGCTAAATACGATGACGAGATTAACCAAGCTAACTCAGCTATCAATCGTCTAGGCGGTCAGGAAGCCGTCGGTATTGCCAACGCTGGAAAAGCTAAAGACCGTGCATGGCAAGAAAACGAAAACAGCTTTAATGAGTCAACTGGTCGTTACAACATGAACACCAAAGACGCAATTGACAATATTAAAAAGACACGCGACCAAATCGAAAGCGACACAGCGACTAAGGTTCGCTCAGCTAAGGGTATTCTAGCGGCTGGTGGTGCAGGAGATAGCTCATTCGCTAAGACTGTAGCACCTTATGAGATCGCTAAAGCCGCCTCAAAGCAGCAAGGCGAAGCTCAGGACGCATACGCTAAGAACCGCCGAGATATGGACGTCAATTATTTCGCAGTGAAGAACGCTTACAACAAAAACAAAGACGACATCCAGAGCGAATATGACAACCGCGTAAACAGTGTGAAGCAAAAGGTAGCACAATCCCGTGCTGAACTGCTAGACCGCATTAGAAGCGCTAACGTGGGCAAACAGACGGCAAATGGTTCAAGTATGGCAGCTGCTATTGCAAGCCAGCAAGGTACACGCGACCAAATCAACCGTTTGGGTACAGAAGTTGACGAATTAGGACGTGATCGCAGTATTCCTATCCAAAAAGTGGACTGGAAAGCACCAGACCTCGCGACATACGACCCTAAGGACGTTACTGTCAAGGATAACTCAGAGATTGGTGGTGTAAATGATGAGATTTCACCAAACTTGCGCCCAATCTTAAGTGATGAAGAGAAAAAGAAAAAGCAAGAGTTAATGTAGGGAGTATTAGGAGATGGATTTTTTTCAAAGAATAGGTAACTTTTTCAGTGGTAAGGGTTGGGTTAGTGATGAGGAAAAACGACGTAAAGAACAGCAAGTTCAACCTCAGAATAAGCCAGCAGTTACTTTTAAGCAGGACCCTGTCTTAAATAACTTAAACAAGACGCCTAGTTTTGGCAGTCCATCTCCTACTCAAGGGCTTTTTCAGCAAAAACCAGAAACTCCTAAAATAGATACAGTACCTAAAGTAAATACAGTTCCAACGGCAAATCAATTCACTAAGCCTATTATTCCCGAGATTAAGCCAGAAATCCCTCAGAAGACTATAAATGACGCCCCTAAGGTACTAACACCTCAAGGGCAACAAGATTGGGTAAACAAAGAAAACAAGCAAATCCAAAACCAAAACCTAGCTAACAAACCTATAATTACGCCTAAAAAACCAACATATTTCGATTATCTAAATCCATTCGGCGAACATGGTCTATTCGGTGCAAAACAGCAACAAAACTTTAAGAAAACAGTAGAAAAACCTATTACAGATAACATTAACAAGTTTAACAACTGGATTGATTCTTCAGATAAAGAAAAAGGGTTCCAATGGAGCAATCCAGGGGATTACGTACGATTTGCCGCTAAAATACCTGGCGGTATGGTTCAAGGTTTGGCGGAAACCCCAAACAAAGTAGCGAACGCAGTTACAGGTATAGAAGCGGACGAAAACGGTAAAGTAAAGCAATTAAACGGTGTTCAGAGGTTCGGTAAAGGGCTAGACGCTGGTATTTCAGTCGGTGGATTAGGATTCGGCGGTTCTGGTACGCTTCTACGTAGCTTAGCGGGTAAAGCGACTGGTAATGTATTAAAAGAAGGCGCAAAACAGGGTATTGGTCGTACTGTATTAAATGGTACAAAAAACCTAGTTAAGGATTCACTTAAAGAAGGTGCAGAAGAGGTTACACAGACATTTGCACAAGATCTAGCAGATGACGGTAAGATAAACACTGATAAAAATGTTTACTTCCAGTCTGGGGCATTTGGTGCGCTTGGGGGTGGTATGATGCACGGTGCTGGTCGTGCTGTTGATGGTGTAAAGGGAATGGTGAGGAATAGGATTAATCCTTATGGAGAGAGTGGTGTTGGAATTAATCGACTATCTCCAGCCCAAATGAAATACAACGCCGCTGAAGTCGTGGGCGGCATAACTGGAGATACGAGAAAACGTCTCAGTCAAGCGGCTTTTGGTGATCTACAGAAGGCACGAACTGGCAATCCATACCGAACAAGCGATGGAATGGACGTGGAGCTGAGCCGTCAAGGAAATAGAAAGTTTACTAACCCACAAGCGCGAGCCACTAATGAAAACTTTACTGTCAAGCAACGATTGGCGCCATACATTGATCAGGTGATTGAAAAATCTCGCCTCATCGATAGTGCACAGGATAGAAGTGGACATGGTGTTGCGGATGGCGGTTTTGAATATAGAGAGTTACCTGTCAAATATAGAGGTAATGACTATACGGCTACACTCGACATAGCTAAGAGTAATGATCATGGACGCAATACTCTCTATGAGGGCAACATAAGAAAAGCCTCTGTGTCGCCAGGGGAACTTATCGAACCTGGTTATAACACAGAGGCTTCTACTCGTAATATAGCACAAGAAGCCCAAAATGTCAATGAAGACGTTAAATACAAGCTCAATCCAGAGCATGAAGCACAAGTCAGAGCGTATAACGAACATATAACACGTCTACGCCAACGTGAAGAATACTTGCGTGGTCTAGGAATGAGTGAAAACGCTCCAGCCATGATTAACCTACGTAAAGCTCAAGAGCAGGCTATATACGCCAGAGACCATATCGGTGAGGTAGATGAGAACGGATTGAAGTATAAACTAAGTCCAGAACAAGAAACGTTCTTTAAGGACTCTAAGATTCGAGACGAAAATGGTAATCTTAAGACTTTATACCATGGCACAAATAGTGAGTTCGACCAATTTAGTCCATTAGCCGGCTCATCAAGTAGCACACGAAATAGGTGGGGCGAGGGTAATTATTTAGCATACGACAAAGATATGGCTAATGGCTACGGAGTCAATCTAAAAGAAATGTATGCGAACATCACCTCCCCAATAACTAATAACCAAAAAACTGTCTCATTTGAACAATATGACGCCCTACATCGACGAATAAATAATGGCGAGCCAGCATATCGTGAAGATTATGATATGTACGATAACGATATGGACTTGTTGTGGGATATTACTGACAATGGTCAATGGAAAAAATATGCTCAAGACATCAAAGACACCACTGGCAAAGATGGTGTGATCATGGATGATATGGCAATTACTTTTAGCCCAAACCAAACTAAATACACCGATAATCTCAATCCAACAGACAGCCCAGATATGCGGTATAAACGTCAGGCAGAGGCTAAAATACAGGAAATTCAACAATCAAAAGAACTTCTAGCACGTCACCTACAACTAACGGGCGATGAAAACCTTGTCTTCAATGAGTGGCAAAATGAAATGCAAAAAAGAGCATTAGGCTACTACAATCCAAAAACTGACACCATAAACCTAAACAAACTTACAGAAGACACTCTAAACCACGAATTAGGTCATAAATTACTTACACGTGTAGAAAACAAGCAAGACTTATTAAACTCTATCCGTGAATCTTATGGAGATGACTATTTAATAAACAAATATGGCAGTCAATATGGAAATGACCTAAACCTGCTAGCAGAAGAACAACTAGCTGACGGATTCAGTGATTACTATAACGGAAGACTAAACGGTGAAGACAAAGTACGTCTAGGTACTAGATTAGGTATTCCTCAAAAAGTCTTAGCAATATATGACCGAATTACTGAAGCTATTATGGGGCTTGTCGGTAAACAAGATGCCATTAAACAATTTTACGCCCAAATGGAGACGGGGAAGTTCAGAAATGAGGTGTTCGGAAATACCGAACAACTGCCAGTTTATAAGAAGAGCGATTCGTCCGCAGATGTTGATAACTACGTAAACGAGCTAGTCAAAGAGCAAAAACTAGCCCGTAAAGGTGAACAACCTACCCTTAGAGAGCGTTGGCAAGACTTCAAAGCAGATATGCGTGAGAAATTCGTGGACAGATTCGCCCCAATTGAAGACAAGATTAAAAACCAGTCTGAACAATTAGAAATGCGAAACGCCATAGATCGAACTTTACGCGCCGACGGTATATCAGAAGCATTTATCCGAGATAACAATTTTGATAAGTTAATTACTGGATTTAAGAATAAAAAAGAATTACAAACGTTTGAACAAGCGTTAATCGCCAAACACGCCCTAGAGCTAGAAGCTAACGGAATAGAAACAGGACGAGACCTCGCAAGGGATAAAGCTCTTATAAAAGCTACAAGTAAACGATTTGCTAAAGAGTTTAAGCAAGTTAGAGAGTATTCAGACAAAGTCCTACAACAGACAGTAGATTATGGACTTATCAGTCAAGATACCGCTAACTACTTAAGGAAGAAATATCCAGATTATGTACCGTTTGACCGTATATTCTCTGACAAAGAAATAGACACTCAGATGAAGCACGGAGTGGGTGCTGGTGAGGCTAGCCTAAGTAAGCAGGATATTGTCCAGCGTATTAAAGGCTCATCTCGCTCAATCGACAGCCCATTAAACGCATTAATTACGAAAACCCAGGATATGATTCAGCAGGGTGAACGCAACAAAACAGCCGAACTTCTAGCGAGTTATGCTAAAGACCCTAAGAATCCATTCCAGCTAAGAGAATTAAAGGCAGGAGAAAGTGCAAACGGACGACCAACTATCAGTTACTTAGATAATGGTAAAAAGCGTACATTCTTAGCTGCGCCTGAAGTAGCTAGAGCTGCTAAAAATATGAACCGTGAACAAATGGGGATTATATTAAGAGCCCTTGCAGCACCTGCCCGTTTACTGAGAATGGGAGCAACTACAGTCAACGCTGGATTTACTATGGCAAACGTCGTAAAGGACTTTGTAGGTGCTACTATAAACTCAAAGGGCGGATTTAATTCAATGAACCCTAAGTCTATTGTAAGTGCCTTGGGCGCAGCATTCCATCATAACGGCGATCTATATGCAGAAATGCAACGTGAAGGAGTTTTAGGAAATATCTATGAACTAACCCGTAACGCCTCTGACCTAAACCTTAATGAAATACGTAGCCATAAAAACATACTTACCCGTTCACTGCATAATGCGAAAAGCCCTCTAAAGACCCTAGAGAATACCATCGGACGCAGTGAAGACTTTGGGCGCGCCTTACAGTATGTTGCAAACAAAAAATACGCCAAACGAAAAGGTATGAGTGAGTCTGAGGCTATAAAATTTGCAGCCGATCAAGCAAGATGGAACTCTACAAACTTCTTAAGAAGTGGAACATACGGTAAGGCAATCAACGCAATCGTACCTTACTCAAACGCAAATATTCAAGGTCAGCGTATTACTTTACGCCGAATGAAGGAAAACCCAGCAAGGTATACAGGTAAAATCGCACTTGGAATAGTAGCCCCAACTGTAGCCGCTATGGCTCTGTCATACAGTAATGACGAGAATAAGAAGATAATGGAAAACTTACCTGATTATGTCAAGGAAAATAACGTAGTAGTTATCGGTCCAGGGGCTAAATATAATAAAGAGCAGAATAAATGGGAGGGCGTTTACCTAGTGCCAGTACCACCTCAATTCTCACCACTTCACAGACAACTTCACAATATGGTTAGAAGCGCTATGACGGGACAACAATTTGATACAGGTAAAGCCGTCGGGGACGCTGTAGAACAAGTAACGACTGTGAACCCAATGGAGATAAGACGTACAGGTGCTCAGTATGTACCACAAGCCGTAAAGCCATTTGTGGAAACTTGGGCAAACAAAAACCTATACACAGGACAGGAAGTCGTACCTGAAGGTATGAAGAATCTTGACGGAAAAGACCAGTGGGACAACAGCACAAGTCTTACAGCCCGAAAAGTCGGTGAACTTACAGGTCTTAGCCCTAAGCAAATAGACAACGCGTTTAGAACGTCTACAGCGGGCGGTGGACAGAACCTGCTTCACGGTATGGATTTTGCTATAGCAAAGGCTACAGGGGCTTCTGATGATGAAATAAAGGGTAGAAGTATGCTAGATTCAGTCGTTGGACGATTCTACGCACCAAAGGGAACAAGTCAAAGCTCATACTTCTATCAATCATTAGAAAAAGCCGCTAAAGACAATAAATTGTCTGGTAGTGATTTAGAACTTTACCAAGCATTGACCTCTAGGAAATACAACGGAGACGGTAGTGTAGAAGGCAAAACAGAGGGCGACGTCTTAATGAACAACCGAATTCTAGCAAATAAGCCAAACATAGTTAAAGCCCTCAGTGAGGCGGCTAAGTGGCGCTCAGCACAAACAGGCGAAGAGCTAGACCCTCTATATAAACTCCCCGTAGACAAACAGCAGTACTTCTATCACTTACAAGGCTCACCAAAGAACGGTGCCGAGCAGAGAAAACTAAAACAAGACGCACCTTGGCTAGAAGATTTCCAAAAAGAAAGAAGTGCATACTTTAAGCGTCAAGACTTCAAGTCTGGAAAGAGTAATCGAGTACCTTACCCAGAGGTGAGTGATGAACTACAAGCCACTCTAAAAACATACCACGATATGCCAAGTAGCCCTCAGAAATGGGCATTCCTGGACGCCCACCCTGAATTATCTGATCACTACAAACAAATAGAGGATTACAACAATAAGGTGAGAGAGGCTCAAGGCTACGCTCCACTGCGAACCCGCCCACAACAAAGCCAATATGTAAAAATGCAAATGGCAAATAAGAATTGGCGAGACCCTGCCGTTGCTAGATACCTACAGGATCTGAACGTTTACAACATCACGAATTCAGCCTCTCTGGCAGAAATGCAGGGAGAAGAACTATCTCCTAAAGCCCTAAAAGCTATACAGAGCGTAGGTAAGTATGGACTAGTTAAGAATCCAGACGGAACATTCGCCCTTAAGTACCCAGACGGTCAAGGTACTAACGAATCTCATATTCAAGCAGGCGCTGTAGATATGAGTAGTTTTGGCAGGAGAAGAGGCGGAAGAGGTGGCTCATCAAACGGTATTAGGACTTCTACAGACACCCTTAAACTGTCAAACGCTACAGCTCTAGGCATGAATGCCTTCAAAAAGAATAAGGGCGGGTTGCCACAATTCTCAGTTAAGGCTATCCAGAAGAGTGGTCTGTTAAAATCACGCAGACCGACAAGTAGGGTAGTTACATTTAGATAGTTTTGTGGTAAAATAAGGATAATTCTAATCCACCGAAGTGCTTGGCGATTGGATACATAAAATAATAAGTGGTTATTTGTGTATTCGCTCCCAGGCACTTTTTCATGAACAACCACGGAAAGGTGGACTTCATGAATCTATCGGAGGTAATTAATCTTGCCTATCAAACAGCAACAGGAAAGACAAAAACGCTCAGTCCTGGCAATTCAAAATACGAGCGTATGCTCAATATTGCCAACATGGCAAATATGCAATGGGAAAGCGAACCAGACGTTATATGGGGTTCATTGTGTGAAGATAGGGAAATAGGTGTAATTGACGATAGCACGTCATACAAGCTCCCAGAAGACGTTAGAACAGTAGATTTTCGTAAGTTTATAACACTGACTAAAGGGTCTAGTAGCTGGACGGTGCCTTTTATATCCCCACAACTATTTAAGGGCGGTTGCTATGGAGTTTTACAGCTAGGTTGGAAGTTAGATTTTAATGGATTAACTGAAGAAATGAAGGGTGCGAAAATCATTGCGCCAGTTATTCGTCGTACTAAAAAATTGGTAGAACCAGAAGACAAAGTAGAGATTGATGATCCGTACTGGCTAGTCTATATGATAGCCGCTGAATTTGTTCGAAATAGCCGCACAAAATCCAATCAATATGGTAATTTGGTTACCCTTGCTCAATCTTCTATGGAAGGAATGAAGAACCGCAATGGTTACAAATTCGATGAAGTAATTAGAGAGGACATCTGGCTATGATAAAGCCCCCTAAGAGCGCTCCTCAGCCAAATATTGATAGATTGAGTGTTAAGTCTTGGAATAAGGGCTATATCTCTGCTATGGACGCAGGGCGTATGCCTAATAGTGGTCTATTAAAAATGACTAACGCTATGCTCAAACAAAACGGAACTGTTGCTCCACGACCAGGCACTAGACAATATGGAGAGGATTTACCAGGTGAGATCTTAGGTTTTGATGAGTATGTTGAAGTCGTTGGCAACAAGCGAACAAACAAACTTATAGCTATCGTAAAAGACGGAGAAAGGGCTCACGCGTATACAGCACTAGACGGCAAGGGCTGGGTAAAGGTTGAAGGCGCAGACTACAACAACGAATCGTACCCGACATTTACTCAAGTCCGCGATAGGGTAGTGATTACAAATAGTAAAGATTATTTATCTTACTATGATATTCAAAAAAAGAAGAATGTACGCCCAGAAGCACTGCCTACAGTTACAGAGGTAAAAGCTGAAGCAGTAGGTATAGCGGGGACAAATGAAACTCTGTACTACTGTGTAACGGCTGTTAAAAATGGAGAAACAGCAAGAAGTGATGCTGCAAGCGTACGAGTAAATAAAAGTCGAACTGAATGGCGTGGAAAAAACGTAGACAAAACAAAAGGTCAGACTGAAGAGTATGTAAAGATCACTTGGAACAAAATCAAGGACGCTGAATATTATATTTTATACTGTGGTATTTCTCCGACGAGCTTACGAATGATGGATATCGTCGGACATATAAAAGACAATACTCTAACACAATCCTATGAAGACATTGGACAAAAAGTCTTAAACCCTAACGTTATCCCTCCAAATTCAAACAGTACGGCAGGCGTTAAGGCTGCACGATCGGTACTTGTAGCTAGCCGTCTATATCTTTTGGGCGACGAGGACGACCCTTGGAAGATTACCTTTGGTGGTGCTGACCCTGACACGATGTTGGATTTTTCAGCATTTGCTGGTGGCTACATAAGGATAAATGCAGGGTCAAAGGAAATACCTGTTGCTATGCGTCCATTTAGAAACGGTAAGGGCGATGCTGTGCCGATGATTCTATGCTCAGAAACCAACGGTAACGGAAGCTTGAAATATCTACAGTCATCAAGCATGCAATTAGACTCTACGAATATTCAGTGGATTAGCGTGATTGACGATAACGGACGAGATGGAACAGACGCGCCAGATTCAGTTGTAGTCTATAATAACGCCCTTATCTATATCTCTAAGACTGGATTTAAGACTACATTAACAAAGCCTCAGATGCAGAACGTCCTATCTACAGATAATTTGACAGACAATATACAGCCAGATGTCGAACGCCTAAACAGTAATTTTATTCATAAATCAATCGGGCTAGAGGTGAACGGTATGATTTATTTCGCAGTGCCAGTTGGTAGCGAAAAACTAAATCAACTATGGGTGCTTGATATGAAGCGTGGTGGTGTTTGGTGTATGCCTTGGGTGATAGGCGACATTAACGACTTAAAAGTTTACGGAAGTAGCGACGGAAAGACTAGAGTACTTTTGGCTATTGGGAATAAACTTATCGAGCTAACTGATGAAGTAAAAATGACTGACAGTGGGAAACCGTTTATCACTGATATAGGCTCAGGGGTCGTGAAGTTTTCTGAAGACGGTGCAATGTGGACAAGCCTAGTGGATATTACGTTTATTTTGCTTAAACCTACAGGAACCATTAACTTCTCAGTGTCTGGAAAAACCGAAGACGAACCACTTCAACCGTTCTTAAACTTCAGCAAAAACTTTACCCCAAAGACCGTCCCAATTGGATGGAACACCCCCTCAGGCTGGAACAGCCCTCTAGGCTGGGGATTTGTACCTAAAAAATATAAATCATCAAGCGGTGAGGTAAGGCTATCAATCACTAAGGATATTGACGAAGACGTGAACTGGATTCAGTACTCAGTCGCGGCAAATGAAGCAGGGGCGGATTTTGAGCTGTCTGACGTAATAATTCAGCACATACCGATAGGAGTTATTTTTGAGGAGGACGAAGATGAATAAAAACAAAAAGGAGGGAAATATGGAGCCAGAAGTATCGGCAAAAGAGTTTGGAGCGTTAGAAGCAGACGTCAGGCATATCAAAGAGGGTGTAGACAAACATACTATTACTCTAGAGCGAATTGAAAATATTGCTCGTGCTAATGTTACTCAAGCTCAATTAAAAACATACATTGCCGAACACGAAAAGGAATCAGAAGAAAAATACGTAAAACGTACTGAAATTGAAGGCGTGATTAGCTTTTGGAAACTGGTAACAAGCAATTTAGCGAAATTATTCGCTATAGCACTTGTAGGATTGGCTATTTACGCAACTAATAACTTAATTCAGCAAAATAAAGCAGTTACAGAATTAAAAGAAGAAGTTCAACAAACTCAAGTGAGGAGGAAATAATGCCATATCAAGAATTAACACAATACAACTCACCAAACTACACGCCTGAGTCACAAGTGCCGTATGTTTATGGAATGCCACGCACAATCGATGGTGTGACATACCACTGGTGGGGAGACCCAGCACAACAACCTCAGTTTGACGGTATCGTCAATTGGCTATGTCGACCAAACGGAAACTCATCAGCACACGTAGTAGGTGAGGCAGGACGTATTGCCTGGATTATCGACGCAAACAATGCAGCGTGGCACGCAGGAAATGCTAGAGGCAACGCAACCACTGTTGGATATGAGTGCAATCCACGACTAGAAGATGGTGATTATGAAGTAATGGGTGAGTTCCACTACGATATGGAGAAGGCTTACGGCAAACGTCTACCTATTTACGTGCATAAGGAGTGGTTCAATACTAGCTGTTCACCAATTGATAAAGGACGTATCCGTGCTGTTGCTGACAGATACCATCAGGGCGTGCCTACAGTAAGTGAGCAACAAATCCGTACACTGTTTTTGAGCATTTTAGAGCGTGAGCCAGACGCTGGTGGAATGGACCACTATAAAAATCAGGCAGCTAGTGGATGGACAGTTGACCAGATTAAGGCAGATATTCTTGGTAGTGCTGAGTACAAAACTTTACAAGAGCGTAAACGACGTGAGGCTGAAGCGACAGAGCCTGAATGGATTAAGAACAGGCACGATGAAGTCGTAAAACTGTCAGTATTGCCAGCAGCAGGCACAAGAGTACTTAATTTCACTACTGGTAAGCCTGTAAATGACAGTATCATTCCGAAAGGTACGCAAATTGACGTGATGCAATACACAACCGTTGGCGGCACGAAGTACTACATCTCAAGCTTTGCTAAGTCAAAGGGCTTGCCGTTTGGTATTTTAGCAACAGACTTAGGCACACCAGCAGTCAAGCCAGAGCGTGAGAAACCAGAGTGGCTGAAAAACCTCAAGGATATCGCTGATGTGGATATGTGGACACGTTCAGAAACGCCTGTATTGCGATTAGAAGACGGCGTGACGCAGGAAGTACTGCCTATCAACGCCAAGGTACGTATAACACACAGTACTCACCTTGTAGACAATGACCTGATGGTACTTGATGGTGGCAAATTAGCAATCCAGACTATCTATCTGAGCGACAAGCCAATTCCAAGTCCGAATGACGACTTAGAGAAGCGTTTGTCTATGTTGGAAGTAATCGTCAATACAATCGTCGAATTTTTAACTAATATGTTCAAAAACTTTAAGAAATAAGGAGGAAAAATATGGAAAAGATTAAATTATTATTCAGTTCAGAAACCAAAAACGGTCGAGCAGTGCGAACCTTTTTTCAAGGACTACTGGGAGCTATGGGAGCATTCACAGTGCTATACAGTAGCCCTGAGTTCGGCAAGTTCATCGCAAGTTTGGACAGTCTAACAGGACACACGGTATTCTCAGCAGTTATTGCAGTTATTGCCGCGGCTATTAGCCGTTTGATGCCAGTCATCGGCGCGGTGATCGAGATGTTAAAGGAAAAATATAAGGAGAAAAAAGATGCTTAGAAAAGCTTCAGCAAAAGGCGAATTACCAGCATCCGCAAAACTTACCTCTCAAAAAGAAAGAGGAGCCCAAAACCTAGCCATAAGTACAGTCGACGGTTGGCTAATTGGTGAGGAGCAGGATTTTGTCATATTCGAAACTGATTCTAATAATGATATAGTGCCAGGGTCGGCAACTTCATGGAAAGGTGTGCCTGCTTCAAACGGGAGTATTGCTGGACTTACTCTGACAGGTGGTCTGGATAGGCTATATCCGATTGGGGCTGCAGTTGTACCAACGGCTACTTCTGCATGGGCAAACGACTTAGTCGAGTGGCTATTAAAATCTCATAATCCAGACGGCACACTCACAAGATAG